ATGCATGATTTGGCACCCAATCATAATTTAAAAAAACAAACCGATCTTCATGAAAAAATTCGTAATGATGAAGATTATGATGATTGGGAATATGGAACGGAACCAAATTATGGAAAAACTTGGTAAAAAGTATTATAGATATATAAAAGAGAAAAAATGAATGGCAGTAAAAATTTCTCGTAGTTTTAAAGATATTAGTTTATCTTTTACTAGACATCCAATTACGAATGATTTAACTGTTTTAAAAAATGAAGATTCGATCAAAAGATCGGTAATGAATCTTGTAAGAACTCGTATTGGGGAAAGATTTTTTAATAATTTATTAGGAACATCTATTGAAAACTCCCTTTTTGAAATACAAAGTTCTGAAATATCTGTATTTTTAGAACAAGAAATAACAAATTTAATTAATAATTATGAATACAGAATTAAATTAAATAATGTGATCATTGAATCTGAATTAGATAATAATGATTTAAATATTAGTATTTCTTATGACATTGTTGGTATGCCTTTTGCGACTCAGAATATAGAATTTATTTTACAATCAACAAAAGTCTAATGTCATTTAATCAATTTACAAATTTAGATTTTAATGATTTGCGAACTCAGATTAAGGACTATCTGAGAGCAAATACAGATTTTAGTGATTTTGATTTTGAAGGATCTAATTTTTCAATTCTAATAGATGTTTTAGCATATAATAGTTATATTACTGCATATAATACTAATATGCAAGCAAATGAGTCATTTATTGATTCTGCGACATTAAGAGAAAATGTTGTATCTCTTGCAAGAAATATTGGTTACGTTCCTCGTTCTAAAAGATCAGCTGAATCTAAAATATCTTGTACGGTAAATACCGGATCTTTAAATTCAAGAACAGTTACATTAAAGGCAGGAATTGTTGCTTTGGGTGCTGTTGAATCTGGCAATTATATATTTTCAATTCCTTCTGCTATAACAACCACAGTTGATAATTTTGGTATTGCATATTTTAATGATATATCAATTTATGAAGGAACATATTTAACTAAAACTTTTACGATTGATTATAGTCAACCAAACCAAAAATACATTTTAGATAACACCGATATCGATACATCTACAATCAGAGTAAGTGTATCTTTAACATCAACCGAAAAATATTCGCTTTATGATAATATTTTAAATATTGATAAAAATTCTAAAGTATTTTTAATTCAAGAAGTCAATGATGAAAAATACCAAATTCTTTTTGGTGATAATTTATTGGGAAAGAAACCAGAAAACGGAAGCACTGTACTTGTTTCATACATCGTAACTAATGGAAAAACTGCAAATGGTGCATCCAATTTTACATTTTCTGGTTCAATTGTGGACAATAACGCAATTACAATTACATCAGGGATTTCACTTTTAACCACAACAACATCTGCTCAAAATGGAGATGATATTGAAGAATTGGATTCTATCAAATATCTTGCACCAAGAGTATATGCATCACAATACAGAGCAGTCACAGCAAACGACTATAAAGCACTAATACCATACATTTATACAAATGTGGATTCGGTATCTGCTTATGGTGGAGACGAATTAGATCCACCACAGTACGGAAAGGTATTCATATCAATCAAACCAAGAAATGGAAATTTTTTATCAGAAATTAAAAAAAATGAAATTAGAAAAAAACTAAAACAATATAGTATTGCTGGAATTAAACCTGAAATTATTGATTTAAAATATCTTTATGTAGAATTGGACACAACAATATATTACAACCAATCATTTACTGCAAATGCAAGTCTACTTCGCAATCAAGTTATTAATACCTTAAACATATATTCAAGATCAACGGACGTAAATAGTTTTGGTGGAAGATTTAAGTATAGTAAGGTTAATAGTTTAATTGATAATACAAATCGAGCAATTACATCTAATATTACAAAAGTCAAAATGAGAAGAGACTTGCAACCAGCATTTAATACATTTGCAACTTATGAGATATGTTTTGGTAATAAATTTCACCAAAAAACAAATAATTATAGCATCAAATCTTCTGGATTTAAAACTAATGAATTTACCGAAACTTTATATATTACAGATTTTCCAATTTCATTATCATCTGGTAGAATTATTTTATTTAAACTTATAGACAATAATCCCGTAATTGTAAAAAATAATGCAGGAACAGTTGATTATACAAAAGGTGAAATTATACTAGATATAATTAATATTACTTCTACATCTCTTGAAACTGGTGTTATTCAAATTGAAGCATCTCCAGAGTCAAATGATATAATTGCATTGAAAGATATATATCTTCAAATAGATATTTCAAATACTGTGGTAAATACTATAGAAGATGTTATTGAATCTGGAGAAAATACTTCAGCTACACAATATACTTCTACCTCAAGTTACCTTAACGGATTGTATACAAGATAAATGTCTGAGATCAAAAGAGTTAAAATCAATCACATTTTAGATTCTCAAATACCGGAGTTTCTAAATGAAGAATCGCCCACATTTAAACAATTTTTAAATCAATATTACATTTCACAAGAACACCAAACGGGTGTAGTTGATTTATCAAATAATCTAGTAAAATATAAAAGTATTGAAAATTTTAATAATGAAACTTTAATAGACTCTCAGTTACAATCAAAATTAACTTCTTCTATTTTATCATTTGATGATATAATTTATGCATCTCATACAATCGGATATCCAGACAAATATGGTATATTAAAAATTAACGATGAGATCATTACATATACATCAAAAACACAAAATTCTTTTCTTGGATGTATACGTGGTTTTAGTGGTATTGAAAATCTTGAAAATAACAATAATCCAGAATTTTTAACTTTTACAAAAACTTTAGCAGAAGACCATTCTGCCGGAACAATAATCAATAACTTAAATTATATTTTCTTTTTTGAATTTTTTAAAAAATTTAAAAACCAATTTCTGCCAGGATTTGAAGAAAGAAGTTTTACTTCCAATATATCTATCGAAAATATTTTATCAAGAGCAAAGGATTTTTATACAACAAAAGGGACCGATACGTCTTTTAAAATATTATTTAAAGTTCTCTTTGGTGAAGATGTAGAAGTAATTAAACCTCAAGAATATATGTTGAGGCCATCTGATAATAATTATTTTATAACAAAAAATATTTTAGTAGAAAAAGTTTCTGGTGATGATCCTCTTTTTCTTGCTGGATCTACTTTGTATCAGCAAGTATCTTCTGGAACTGCTTCAGCTTCAATTTATAATGTCGAATATAGACCAGTTCAAGGTAAGAATTTATATGAAATTTCTTTAGATTCGACTTCTTTTATTAATAGTTTTGAATTTACCGGAACCACAAAAGTAATTGATTCTATATCAAAAAATTCAACAGTTATTAATGTAGATTCTACAGTTGGATTTGCATATTCTGGCACCGTAATTGCAAAAACAAATAGCGGAAATATTGAAATAAATTACACAGATAAAACAAATACTCAATTATTAAATATTACTGGTCTCATTTATGATTTGCAATTTGGTGATTTAATTTATGAAAATAAATTAGCTTATTCTTATGTAGATTCTGATATTGATAACATATCTCCAATAAAATTTAGAATTATTAACGTAATAGGAAATGTTAATTTTGATAAATCTTCAAACTTAAGAAAAGGAGATAAAATATCCTTAAGTTCTTTTGGTAAAAATATTTCAAAAGATTATAAATTTACAAGTTGGGTTTACAATATTCCAACCAATCATGATATTCAAAATATTGAAATTCTTACAAATAATACTTATAGAATATATTTAAAAGATAATTTAATTGTACATAAAAATCAAAAAATTTATATATTTGACGGCGAAGAACAGATTGAAGCAACAGTTACAAATGTAGAAGATGGTGATAAAAGAGAAATCAAAAATAGATTTATTATAGAAACATCAAAAACATTAAATTTAAATAATGTAAGTAAAATTAAAAGAAAACTTATAAAATCAAGTTCTAATATCTTTTCAAATGTTTCAAATATAATTTCATCAGTTCAAAATACATATATTGACAAAAATGAAGAATACTTATATGTTGCTTGTTCTGGTCTTCCTGATTATCAAATTACATGCACATCAACAGAAAAAAATATTAGTTCTGTTGGATCTGGTACGACCGTTTTAACTACAAACAATCACAATTTCTTAACTGGAGACAAAATTTATTATAATTCGAATTCTGTTGGAATTTCTACAGGGGTATATTTTGTAACAAAAATAAATGACAACCAAATTAAATTGTCATATAGCAATAGTGATATTTTTAATGAAAAATTTATTCAAATTGATTATCCAATAACATCAGATCAAATCTACAAACTTGGTTTTGAAAATAAAATAATTAAAGATCAAAAGTTATTAAAAAAAATCAAATTAAATGATTCTATTGATTATTTTGATGATCCAGAAAATAGAACTACTTTTAATCGACAAGTAGGTATTTTTGCAAATGGTGTAGAAATATACTCACCCACATTATTTGATGAAAATATTTATTATGGAATGGTCAATTCTATTACAGTCACAAATCCAGGAAAAGATTATGACGTTATAAATCCACCAAATTTAATTATTTCAGATTCTATTGGATCTGGTTGTAATGCACATTTGATCCTTTCTGGTTCAATTGAAGAAGTGAAAATCAATTCTCCTGGAATTGGATATGATAGAAAACCAAAAGTAACTATTTCTGGCGGAAATGGCGAAGGAGCAATATTAGAAACAAATTTAGTCAAATCCAAAATTATTTCTAAATTAAAAGCCGATGGAACATCAGTAAATATTAATACAGATACTATTACTTTTTTAAATAATCACAATTTTGATAATCACGAAGAAGTAATCTATTCAACAAATGGAAATACGAATATTTCGGGATTAATTGATAAATCTAATTATTTTATAAAAATTGTAAATTCAAAATCAGTAAAATTACATAAAAATAAAAATGATTCTATAGTTGGCATTAATACAGTTAATATTACTGGAATTAGTTCTGGTTTTCATCAATTTAATACTTTAAATTCAAAAAACACAATTACTAAAATATATGTAAAAAATAAAGGAAAAAATTATTCAAATAGACTTGTTAAAGTTGCTTCTAGTTTTTATCCTAGTTTTGGAATGGAAATATCTGGAATTAATACTGCAGATAATTATATTTTTGCAAAAAATCACGGATTTAAAAATCAAGATTTTATAAAATATTCCTATACTAATACACCAATTTCTGGATTATTATCGACAACAGATTACGTAGTAACAGTAGTTGATAAAAATAAATTCAAACTTTCAGAAACTGGAACAGAAATTAATTCAATTAAACAAAATTATTTAAATAAAAAATATGTAAAATTTGATTCTTTGGGTGTTGGAACTCATACTTTTTATTATCCACCAATTCAAATTAATATAGAAACAGTTTCTGGAATTGGATCTACTTCTATTGTTGCACCGATATTGACTCCTGTTGTTTTGGGATCTGCCGAAAGTGTATATATTGAAAATGGAGGAAATTCTTATGGAAGTCCAAACATTATCAATTTCCATAGAAGACCCAATGTAGAATTATCTTCAATTAGTAAAGCACTACTTAAACCGGTAATTGTAAATGGATCTATCAATGATGTTCAAATTATTTTTGGAGGTAATGGATATGATAATGGAACACAAGTAATAATTTATGGTGAAGGAAAATATGCCGACTTAAAACCAATAATTGAAAATGGATCAATTGTAAATTTTTCTATTGTTGACGGTGGAGTTGGTTATGCTTCATCAAATACAACATTAAGCGCAGTAAGAAGAGGATCCGATTTAAAATTTGTAGTAGACGTTTTTGAATGGAAAATTGATCAAGTTGAAAGAAATAAAAATACAATTCTAGTAAATGGTGGCGACGATGAAACACTTTCATATCCAGCATTAGATTTGAATTTGGGGTTACAACCAATAAATTTTTATTTGTCAAGACAATTTAGAAAAAATCTTTCAGATAATATTTTAGACAACAATCAAGAACAAACTTCTTCATTTCGACATTCCTCAATTGTGGGATGGGCATATGATGGAAATCCAATTTATGGTCCATATGGATATGAAAATTTAAATGATACTACCATTAAATTAATTTCATCTAGTTATAGTAAAAAATCATTACCAACTAATGATCTTAGACCAAATAATTTCGAAAATGGATTTTTTATTAGTGATTATGAATACAATTCTTCCGGAGATTTGGATGAATATAATGGAAGATATTGCATTACTCCAGAATATCCATATGGGACATATGCTTATTTTACAACATTTGAACTAATATCAAATATATTAAACCCATTATATCCATATGTAATTAGTCAAAAATTTAAAGATACGCCAATTTTAGAAAACTTTAATCCAAGTTTTTCACAAAAAACAAACATTTCAACTTATAATATAATTAGAAATTTTAGTAATTATTATGTAGATTCCATAAATTCTGGTTATGAAATTATTGAAAAAATTTCTCCAAATTTAAAACAAGAATTTATTGTAAAAGATATTAAAAAATCTGGAATTTCTTCTATTTTTATTGACAATTTTGGTTCAAATTATTCTGTGAATGATGTAATTAAATTTTCCAACACACCAGACGGCACAGGTGTGAGTGCCCAAATTTCAAGAATATCTGGTAAAAATATATCAAATCTTATAGTTGGAGTGACTACTTTTAATGATGTAATTTTTTATTCAAAGGAAAATACTTTGAATCAAATTGTAGGAATAACTTCATTTATTCATAATTTAACCACAGGTGATGAAGTAGTTATTTCTGGGTTGTCTACAATTTCTCTTTCACAATTAGAAGGTGTTAAAAATATTTTCGTAAACCAAAAAACGACAGAATTGGTAGAAACATTACAAAATACATCTACGACAGGAATATCAACATATCTCACAGTTAAAGATATTGTTGGATTTGAGGTAAGTGATAATATTGGTGTTGGAACGGAATATATGACCATCACCGGCATTGATTCAAAAAAATCTCAAATTTTAGTCAATAGGCAATCTGGTGGAGGAATTCATACAGTAGGATTTGAAAGCGTAAGACTTCTTACAAATAAATTTGAATTTTTTGAACCAAAAGCAATTGGGTATACAATTCCAGAAAATAAAACTGTTTACTTTGATCCGACAAATACTATTGGATATGGACAATCTGGATCTACTTATTCTGTTGTAGGTATTGGAACAAGTACAATAAATATCAGATTTGTTCCAGAAAAATCCATATATCTAGAAAATCATAGATTTTATACTGGACAACCATTGGTATATAATTATTCTGCAGGAGCTGGAATTAGTGCATATTCGGAGTCTAATGGAGCACCAATAACATTAAATAATAATCAAATTGTATATGCTGTAAATTTTGGAAATAATTTTCTTGGTATTTCAACTCTAGGATTTACTACTTCTGTTGGTATTGAAACAACATTAAATTCGGTAACATTTTTATATAATTCTTCCGTTGGTTATTCTCATTCATTGACGACATATTATCCAAAAATTACTGGAAGAGTTCAAAACTATGCAGGAATTGTAACAACTTCTGATCCTCATGGTTTGTTTAATGGAGATAAAATTAAATTTACAGTTCTTCCGTCAAGAGAAGAAAGTATTAAATTTAGATTTGATAGAAAAAATAAAAAAATAACAACCGATTTGATAGGTATTTCTACTAATTTTGTTTCCATAGGGGGAACTTCAAATATTAATATTCCAAATAATAATTTAAAAACAGGAGATAAAGTAATATACTATGCAGGAAATGTAGGTATTGGAGGATT